CAGATTAACTCCTTGTTTTTTTGCTTCATCCCTCATCTTTATATACGCATCAGCTGCACCACCAGAATCTAAACTATGTCCGCCACCGATAGATTTCAGTTTTCCTGTTGGTTTACTAGGTTGAATATTAGGTTGAGATCTATCCACCATCCCTGAAGGTGATGGACCAGCAGTTCCTTGAGAAGAAACTGGAACATTTCTACTTTTTTTAGTAAATCTTTCGTAAATTGTGGCAGTGGTAGGTCTCCAACTAGCAGTAGCGGTATTATACCCAGCGGCAACTAAACTTCTCAATATTTCATCAGCAGTGGTTCCCGCGTAATACTTTTTCCAAAGTCTTACGTGAACAGCAACACCTTCATCAAAAGTTTTATAAACTGCGTGCTTTTGCTTGTCAGCACCAATTACATATCCTGCCGAACCTACACCAGTTTGACCAAATGGATTTGTTTTGTTACTTGCAAAATAGACACTATTAGGATTTCTTAGATATCCAGTTTCATTCATGGCAATTGCAGCGGTAATATCTGGAGCAGGTGAACCAGCTTTCTGTGCTGCTGCTCTTACTTTTTCAAATGCTTCACTATCATTTTTAGGCACAGGTCCAGAATCTATTGGTCCCGTGGACCCCGTGGGCATAGCCCCAGAAGATCCGTCATCTGCATATGCATCCTGTGATTGTCCTTGTTGTTGTCGAGATTCTTCTTCCTCTCTCTCCGCAATTTTGAATCCCAAAGGATCAATAATAAAAGAAAATGCTGTGGTCAAAGAACCATATAATTTAGAAAGACCATTTAATAGTTGATCAAAATTTTGATTTATTGAGTTTGCTGATTCCCACGAATATTGTCCAGGTGAAAGACGATTATCGGTAATACCTATTCTTAAAATACTTGTAGTAACGTTACCAAGTAATTTACCAAAACTTTGAAAAACTTCTAGTGTGCTACTGAAAAAAGCACCTATAATATCTTTAGCCGTTCGTAAACGAACCAGAAACCCTTCCCCAAAATTTATGAGTGTAGGAAGTCTGGTCAAAATCCATCCTGCGGCAAGATATCCAGCAAAAGATAGCAATCTACCTATAAATCCTTTATCACTGACAGAACTCAAACTTGAATGATTAATATAATTTATTTTTTTGACAGTATCTGGGGCTTCGAGAGCTGCTTCTTGTTTATTTTTTTCATCTAATTCTTCTCGTCTTCGATAATAAGTGCTATTCTCATTTATTAATTTTTTTTGTGCAGTAATATTTTCTTGAATAGAATTGTTTCTACTCAAAATACTTTGATTAGTAAGTGATATTTTCTTTTTTGTATTATAAACTGATGTTGAAATTTTATTCAGGTTTAGGACGGGAATAGAAGTTGCTACTGCCATTTTACATCACTATATTATAATTCAATTGAGAATATAGAACATAAAAATTATCGGGATTAGATGATGATATTGAAGGAGTATCAGGATTTGGTGCTGGTCTAGATTGTGAAGAACTTTGACTTCCTTGATCAACCATCGCACCAGAAGTCGTATCGGACGCAATCACAACATTTGGTTGAACTTCTGGTAGGGCAGTGACTTTATTTGTATCCTTTGGAGGTGCAGTGATTTGAGCAGCTGGAGTAGTTGTTGGTTTAGTTTTATCAGATTCATTAGTGAGGGCAGGTTCTGAGGATCGTTGCTCCTGTGATATAGTAGGTTGAGATGAATCAGTATCGATCCTTCCAGTCTCACTGGCACCAGGTTGAGTAGTGGTGCTACCTGGATTTACCATTAAGTCAGATGATTGTGGTGTCATCGATGTAGATGGAGACACCTGTGCTTGTGGTTCTGCCCCCTCTGGAGTATCATTTACAGCTCCTGAACCAGAATCCACCAAATCAGGAAGGGAAGCCATGGGTGTTTGTGGAGTTACCTCTGCTGGAGGGGGGGATGACTGCTTAGCAGCTGGAGGTGGACTTGCAACAGATGTTGGTGCTGGTTTTGCCTTATCTTTAGTAGCTCCCTCAGCAATTTCTTGAACCAGTTTATTTCTTTTATCATTGCCAAAGATATTTGATCCAAGTGCCTCGGCAATTTCGTCTACAGTGAATGCCATCCCAGCAATTTTTCCAATTGCACCTATAGCTCCTGGAGCTTTAGCTGCAAGAGCCATGGCACTCAAGATTCCATCAGCCATCTCACCATTTCTAAAATTCATCAAAGAACTTAAAAATGTTACAAATTTACCAACTCCAGGACCACCTCCAGGTTGCCCTCCTGGTTTTCCAGGTGGTTTTGCTCCTCCTGGTGATAATGCTCTTATTCCTGAACCAAGCAATCTGAAAGGAGCAGTAACTAATTTTGAAAGAAGGCTTGCAACACCAGACGTAACTGCACTAATTGCTTTGCCAACCATTCCAAGTCCAGTCTTTACAGCAACTAATGCACCTACCCCTATCACTAATCCACCAACTATTTTTCTCTTAATTTCTCCTAGTTTTTGAACATCTCCCTCAGCTTGTGCCTTAAGATAATTAATAACTGAGTTGCCAAGCCATCCTAAAAATAAAGTTGTAAATGCAGACTCAACTCTGCTAAAAAGGCTACCAACTTTATTCTGAACCGCTAAAACAGGTGATGACAAAGAATTTTCGATTCTTTGCTCTAATTCACCCTCTTTACCAATGGCAATTCTTCTTTCTGAAAGTCTTTTTTGATTTTCTCGTTCTGCATTAAGTCTCAGTTGTTCTGCTGATGACTGTTGCTGAACAGTTTGAGAAATTGTATTGACGTTTTGTGATAATGAAGAAAGTTCTCTTGAAATCCCTTCAAGTTGATTCTGAAGAGAAGTAACAGAAGTTTGACCGCCTTGAATCAGAACATTTTGATAATCATCTGCACGGGTCTTTTGTGCATTAAGATTTTTCTGTTCGTTGATAAATGAATTGAATGCGGTTATATTGGCGCTAATATTTTCTCTGGACCCTCTTGATAAAGGAGATCCAGTTAGAGGGACAATATTGTTTGCTGCCTCAGCCATTTTTACTGTTCTTTAGATTTTCTTCTTCGATATACTGTTCAAGAAGAGAGAGATAAACTTCTCTTTCCCAAGGCATCATATTTTCTAGTTCTGTCAAGCTATATTTATGATGCTGCATGAGGGCAAAATTAATCTTATAATATGAGGCAAGATCCTCATGCGACATCGCTAGGCGAAAAAACTTGTTAACCCCTCTAAGACAACCTCACTTTCAACCTGAGTATTTGGATTCTTAAGTTTAACGATATGGGAAAGTTTAGGCATTGTATCAAAAAACTTTTCAATATCTTTGAATTGTTTAGAAGTAAATTGTTCAACGAATTCTAAAAGTTCTTTCTTTGTTACATCCGATGCCGCCCAAGACTCTTCTTCAGAATAAACTTGCTCAATACATGATGTAATCATATCAAAAGTGTCATCAACACTTACGCCCGTAGTTTGTGAAAAATTATTCTTAATAAACTCTTGCATTGATGGATATTTCATTCTCAAAGTATAATCACTATCTAATTTAATATCTCTTGTGTGCTCCTCATTATAGGTTATATTAATATCATCAATATCAATGCTCACAGGAACCCGAGTTTGATTATCATCTGGACAAGTAATTAGAACATCAATATTTTCTCCAACAGACTTTCCCCTAATATTAAGGAACATATATTCAATATCAAAGGTTGCCAGGTCTGCAACTTTGATTCCCTTTGTGAGGATACAGTTTGAAATTACAGTTTTTACTGCTTCTGCAATCTGTTTTGGATCTTCACTTTCCATTGCAAGAATTAAGATTTTTTCTTCCTTTACAAGAAAAGGACGATACTTGATTGTTTTTTTAATTGAAGGTATTTCCAACTCAAATGTGGGAGTCGCAATCTTTGGTAATGGCATAATAACCTATAAATTAGTTAGTCAGTAAAATTATTTATGGGAGTAATCCAGGAATAACACTAGCAATATCTAACAGACCTTGTGCTTCTGCCACTGATCGTGTCAATCCAGGTACATTATTATTATCATTCCCCAATATAGAACTAATGCTTGAACTCCGTCCAGCGATATATCTATCATAATAGAAAGTTACATTAACTTTCAATAGATCTGATGGACCATAACTGACACTTGGACTATTCATCAGAATTGGATATAACCCTCTAAAATTATATTCGATATTTCTTTTGTAATCTCTTTCAAATTTAATAATTTTTACACTATTTGCTTTATAAAAATCTGGATATTGCATTCTTGAAAAATAATTATCAAGTTGAGTATTTATTCCACCCTGTTCACCCTTCAATCTCTGAGGATTGGTAGAACCACTAGAAATAAATTCCATCCAACTTTCAAAAAATATCAGATTTTTATAATCACTATCGACATAAAATTCTAAAGAAATTTGCTGATACTGTTTAGTATGTGCAAAATGTTCTGTCATTCCTGTATATGCCCCTGTTACATCTGCATTTGCTAAGGATGCAGTTGGTAACGATGCAGAAGAACATAATAATCCAGAGTCTTCAGCAATAAACCTTGAGTTTACTCCCTTATTCCCCAAATAACGTCTTAGTTGAGGGGGAAGACTACCAAACTTAACTTCATAATGGGAAGTTTGTGCTAGTTTTGTAAATAGTGGTTTTATATCAGATATTTTCCTTGGTCTTGATACTGACACTCTAAATACCTTATACGAGTCTTATGTTATAAAGTATTTAGATGTCATATAAAGGAAAATTTCAACCCTCGTATCCTGAAAAATATAAAGGCAATTCCCGTAATATTATCTATCGTTCATTATGGGAAAGAAAATTTATGGTATATTGTGATAAAAATACCAATATTCTAGAATGGGGAAGTGAGGAAATTGTATTGCCCTATCGCTCTCCTTTAGATAATAAAATACACAGATACTTCCCCGATTTTTACATCAAAGTTAAGGAGAGTAATGGACAAATTAAAAAATATCTAATTGAGATCAAACCTAAGAAACAAACAATAGAACCAAAAGTTCAAACTAAAAAAACAAAAGGATATGTCTACGAAGTCGTAGAATATGCAAAAAATCAGGCAAAATGGAAAGCAGCGACAGAATATTGTGAAGACCGCCAATGGACATTCAAGGTTCTTACGGAAGAAGATTTAGGAGTCTGAAATGCCAAGAAAAACTCTAAAACAAAGGCAATCAGAGAATCAAGAGAAAGGTAAAAAAACAATATCAGATACTGATAATAATCGTATTCGTGATATTGTAGAGAACTTGATAGGAAATGAAGATCCTGATGATTTGATGCAGGAAATAATTGAGGCATTAACAGAAACTGAATCTAGACCATCTTCTATTGGACAATATTATACTTTTTTTTATAATCCAAAGACACCAGGGATATTTTATGATGAATATCCCCTAGTGGCAATAACTGATATATTTTCTTGGGGATTTAGAGGAATTAATTTTCATTGGGAAGGGATAAGACAGTATACATGGGATGAAATCAACGGTGAATTATATAAAATTAGATTAGAAGAAATAAAAGATATGAGAACTATTCCATATGCAAAAATCAAGATAAATAATTAAAAAAGATAAATGAGCTTCCCACCAGGACTACTTCCACCAGATGAGGCCAATATTGTTGTCACAGACAAAAAGGGCAATGTCATACAATCACCAGTTGGTTCAGATTCCAAGTCCGCCAATGCCCCTAACAAAAAGAAACCAAGTAATAAGATTGAAAGTTATAGATATCCATACAAGAAACTGTTAGACAATGATGACTATCTGAAAATTAGTATAATGGATTATAAGCCACCTGGATTTGCATCAGGTTTTGTACAGCCAACTGCAGATACTCAATATGGAAACAGTAAAACTAAAGTTATAATCCTCTTACCAATCCCACAATCAGTATCATCATCAAATTCAACTTCTTGGAATGGAGACACCATGGGTCCACTTGAAGTTGCGGCTCTTGGTGCTGCTGGAACGATAATTGAAGGGGGAGGTTTGAGTGGTTTGAAAGAAGTTGCTGGTCAGGCAGCAGCGGCTCTAACTGGTAGTAGTCTTGCACAAAAAGCAGGTCAGGCAGTGTTAGCACAAAAAGCAGTCAGTGGACTATTTGGCAACGAATCAGGTGGTGCTGGAGTTCTTGGTAGAACCACTGGTGCAGTATTCAATCAAAATATTGAATTACTTTTTCAAGGTGTAAGTTTAAGAGAACCATTTTCCCTTGGATATGATTTGACTCCAAGAAACAAAAAAGAGTCTGATGAAATTAAAAATATAATTAGAGTATTCAAAAAACAAATGTCTGGGAGAAAAGGTGGTCAAGGAGCTGGTCAAGGAATTTTTATCAAGTCTCCAAGCGTTTTCAGATTAGAATACAAAAGCGGCAAAATAAATCATCCATATCTAAACAGATTTAAGATATGTGCCTTAACATCGATGTCAGTTGATTTTACTGGATCTGGGACTTATGCAACTTATTCTGATGGAACTCCAGTACACCTAAAATTAGGTCTAGGATTCCAAGAACTAACACCAATTTATGCTGAAGATTATGATACTGAAGAAGGTAAACTAGGAACAGGATACTAATGAGTTACTTCAGAGAGCTTCCAGATATTGAGTATCAATCACCACTATCAAATAGAATATCTTCGGATGATTATGTAAGAGTAAAAAATGTTTTTCGTAGAGTCAAACTACGCGATGATCTACAAAATGTGTTTACTCTCTTTCAAAAATACGACATTCCTCAAGGAGCAAGACCTGATACTGTTGCTTTTGAATTATATGACAATCCTGGGTATGATTGGATTGTATTGACTATTGCAAATATTACAAATGTAAGAAATCAATGGCCACTTTCAAGTGAAGAATTATATCAATATTCACTAGAAAAATATGGTGAATTAAGACTTAACAGCGTTCATCATTATGAAACAAAAAGAGTAGAAGATTCAAAGAATCGTTTGATAATGCCCGCTGGACAAGTAGTGGATTCTAATTTTTCAATCCGAAATCCAGAGAGTCCCTTGGAAATATTATATCCTGTTATTGGGGTTACAAATTATGAATATGAAACAAGACTCAATGATAAGAAAAGATCAATATTTGTTCTACAAAGGACATATATTCAAACTTTTATCAATGATACAAGAAGCATTATGACATATGGCGAATCTTCTCAATTTGTAGATGATAGATTGATACGAACAGAAAATACAAGAAATACTATTCTATAAAAGATGAAGGGGGCAGATGCCCCCAGTTTATCAGTCTTCGGCAAGACGGGCGAAGTAGGACAGTGCATCATCATCCTCCTCCTCCACAGGTGCCGCAGCACGACGGGCAGGTTGAAGATTGTTGAGTTCAGTGCGGAGGTCTTCATCAAGTTCTTTCACAGAACCACGAGTGTTATCCTCATCAAACTCTTCAGGGTCTTGATAACGAGGAGTGCCTTTACTACCCAGAACATAGTCTAGACGCTTTTTCAGTTCATCATAGGTCTTGAACTGGTCAGCAGCAGTCAGTTCGGCAAGAGAGAACTGCTTCTTCCACACTGCTTCCATTGCATCATCATCGTCCAGAAGAGGAGCAGATTTTGCAAATTCACTGGAGTCATAGTTGCGATAACCAGCGACGTTCTTTGCCTTCAGTTTGAAGTTGGCACCCTGCCAGAAGTCAAACGGATCAATCGCTTCTTCATCTTCAAACTCTGGTTGCATTGCGGCAGTCAGTTTATCAAAGATCTTCTTACCATACTTAAACAGGAA